TTCCTCGAGAACGCCGTCAAGATGAACGCGCAGGCGTTCTTCGAGGAAATGGCCCGGGTGCTGAAGGGGTGATTACATGCTCGCAACTGACCTGATTGCCTACCTCACGTCCGCGGGCTTCACCGTGTACCCGGACCCGAATTTCATCCCAGCCAACCTGCCGGCGAACAAATATCCGTGCCTGTTCGTGTTCGGTACCGGCGGATTTGCTCCGCATCCCTATGTGCCGACGGAACGATCGACCTTCCAGGTGATCATCAAGGGCAATCCGTACAAGAACAACCCGGCCAATATGAGCGCAGCTGAGGCACTGGCAAAATCGCTCATCCGACACCTGCACCGCAGAGCCAATTTCCAGGTTGGCAGCGTGCAGGTTTTTTCGTGCCTGGCTTCACAGTCCAGCCCGATTCACCTCGGGCGGGACGAGGAAGACCGGCCGATCTTCTCGACCAATTTCACTTTCTATCTGAGGGAGGCGTGAGAAAAGATGGCTGATGTGACGAAGATTTACGCCGGCCCCGCCATTTTCGAGTGGGGCGTCGATGAGGACGGCGAGCTTGAGAGCGACGGCATCATCATCGACGTAACGCAGGGCGGCCTTACCTTCACGACGACGACCAGCTATTTCGAGCCGACGGTCGACCAGTTCGGCTCGGCGCCGGTGAAGTCGATCATCACGGGGATCGTTGGGGAAATCACCTTCGAGACGCCCGACATCGACTTCGAAAAGGTCGTGAAGTTCAACCCGAACGCCGACAAGATCGTCGACGGCGTTGATCCGCAAAAGGTCAAATATGAGGTTTACGGCCTAGCTGGCAAAGAACTGCCGCGCCGGCGTGCCGTGATCAAGCCGGCCGGTGTGACCGATCCGAGTCGTTACATCTACATCGAAGCGTGCGGCGTCAAATTCGACATGAACGCTCAATACACCATCGACAACAACCTGCGGTTCAATATCACGGCAGCCGCGTATCCGAGCACGGACCCGGCAAAATTCGGTCTGCTGTATACGTGGGGAGACATTACCGCAACGGCATCCTGATCTCTGGGGCCACAAAGGCCCCTTTTTTTATCATCCCGAAACGAAGGAGGGACTTTTTGTGAACCTTCCGTTCCTGAAATCCGAGCGCGTGATCCTCGGCAAAAAGCAAGTTGAAATCCCGAAGCTTACCCGTGCCCGACTAAAGAAGCTGACCGAGCACATTGGCACGATTGGCGATTACCTCGTGAAATTGTTCCTGACTCCTGAAAACGAGCGCGCGGTCTTCATCGTGGCGGCCGCTGACGTTGCAATAGATGAAATCTACGAACTGACGTCGCTTCTGAGCGGCATTCCGCTCGAGTATCTGGACGAACACGCGAGCCTTGCGGAATGCACGAACTTCCTGAGGCTGACGTGGGAGAAGAACGACATGAACCGCGCCCTGGGAAACTTGAGCGGCCTGATTCCGCCGCTAGCTCAGCAGTTCGTTCAGAGCATCATCAAGCGGATGGAACAGGCCGGCTGATTTCTGCGGATGAATTCGTTCTGCGTGCCGCGGTTGTGTTGGGGAAGTCGACTCAGGAAATCGAAAATGAATATTCCTGGATCGATCTTCCGGAGCTCCTGAGGATCCGGAACGAGATCAAGGCGCAGGAATGGTTTGATCAGCTAGAAGCGTCTACTTTCCCTCATATTGCGGACGAGAAGGTGCGGAAGGCAATCTGGGAGCGTCACCGGAGCCGGCTGCCGAAACCGCCGCCGGCGCCGCCAAAGTCGGCGGAGGAACAATATCAGGAGCTATTGGCGCGAATGAAGGCGGGTGGATGACATGGCCGTTGAAATTGGCGAACTGAGGGCGCGTCTTGTTGCTGAAACGAACCAGATGAAGCGCGAAATCCGGGCGGTCAAGCAGGAGTTCGCCGGACTCGGCGAGCAAAGCAAGAAGACAGCGTCCGATATGGAGAAAATCGCGGCTACCCGCGAGCGGATCAACGCCTTGACGCAGACGCTGGACAACGTGAACGCCAGGATCGAGGTCCAGCAGCGGAAGCTTGCTCAACTGAAACAAGCATATGATGCTGCATTCAGTGAGGAACGACGGACCAAGCTGCATGAGCAGATTCTGAAGACAGAAGCCTCACTACAGAAACTCACACAGACGTCGGATCGGACAGCCCGCGAAATCTGGAAACTCGAAGACAGCCTCAAAGATGCAAATAATGAACTGGACGAGACGGAGAAGAAGACAAAGAAGGCCAACAGTTCGCTTCGAGGTTTCGCATCCGCCATCGCCGCACTCGGCGCCGGTGCCGCATTCGCGAAGCTCCGGAACACGATCACCACACTCGCCGACGAAGCAAATCAGCTTGCAAATGCCTACAACGGCCTTGCCGCCGTCGCGAAGTCTTTCAACGTTGACGCCGAGGCGGCCGCAGAGTTGGCCGACCGTCTGGCCGACCGTTGGGGTCTCAATCGTGCCGCAATCGCGGAAACCGTGAAGACGTATCTCTCGATGGGCCTGACGCTCCAACAAACCGAGGACCTGATCATCGCAACGGCTGACGCTGCGGCATATAACCGGCAGGCGCACCTGAGCTGGGAAGAAGCGATCAAACAGGTCGCGCAAGGGATCAAGGCTGGTAACTCCAACCTAACGGATGCGGCTGGCATCACGACAAACCTTTCCGTTATGTATGAAAGGTATGCGCGGACGATCGGCAAGACCGCGGCGACGCTGACTGAGGCGGAAAAGGTGCAAGCCGCATACAACGGCATGATGCAGGAAGCCTCGATTTTCGCCGGGAACGCAGATCAAGCCATGCAGGGGTATACGGGGACGCAGACAACGTTCAACAGAACGCTCGAGACGGCCCGGCAGGAACTCGGTGAAGCATTTATCCCGGTTCTGCAAAATCTGATGAACACCGTCACGCCAGTCATCCGTGAATTTGCACTCTTTGCTGACGAAAACAAAGAGGTTGTTGCGGGAATCGCGGCGGCAGCGACAGCTGTCACCGGATTCATCGCACTCATCGGCTCGTTGACCGCGGCATTCATCGCTCTGCGCGGCGCTATGGGGCCTGTTGGCCTCGCCCTGACCGCCATCACCGCGCTTGTGATCGGCACGAATGCTTACAGCGCCGCAGCGGAGGCCGCGGCCGGTTCTGTTTGGAAATTCGCGCAAAACCAGGAGGAGCTCAACCAAAAACTCAACGAATCACCGCTGAAACGGACGGCGCAAGACTACCAGAACCTGCAGGCGGACGTCGAAAAGTTGAACGAGTTGCTCGAACGCCGCAAACGTATCGAAGAGCAAATTGCAGAGGCTCAGTCACGGCAACGGAACAGCACAGGCGGTGGAATATTGGCATCGCCGGGCATAGGAGAATTGGCCCAACTGAATGCTCAGCTTGCCGAAATTGATAAGCAGCTATCGAAACTCGGAATCGACACACCGGATCGGGCGCCGAAGGTGCTGGAAGAGTTGAACAAGCAGCTCGAAAATGCGATTCCGGCCATGCTCGAGCTTCAGAAGGCCGAATTCCGGGAGATATCGACGATGGTCGAACACATCGACCGGATGAGGGCGCTGCGTGATCGGTACGAAGAGCTGAATCGACTCGAGGGGTTGAGCATCGAGCAGCGCATCGAGATGGCCAGCGTCGTGCGCCAGCTCAAGGAAGAGTATCCTAACCTGCTGGTCTACTACGACGAAGAGAATCAACTCCGAATCGAGAGTCTGGACGTTCTCGACCGCGCGCTCGAGGCCGAGACGAACTATTACAACAAGCGCGCGGAGAAGATGCGCGAAGACCTCGAGAACATGAAGCAGCATACGGCTGCGCGTCTCGAATTGCTCCGCGCCGAAGTCGCATCACTTCAGGAGTTTTCGAAAGCACATGAGAAAGTACCGGAGAATCTTCCGCCGTATGCACGGGCGGCCGGCCTGACATCGAAACGTCTTGCGGATGAGCGAGCTTCGGAAGCACTCGACGAAATCACATCGCTCGAGCGCGCGCTTGTTGAGATCGACCGACGAATCGCGGCAATTCAGTCCGGTTCCTATGCAGATCTGTTCACGGTTCCATCGTTCGACATGCCCGCGGAGGACAAGAAGAAGAAAACCAAAACGCGGGAAGAGATCCAGCGCGAGCAGTATCGCGCCGCCATGGACTGGATCCGCTACAAACGAGATCTGAACCAAATGAGCGAACAGGAAGAGATCGCCGCCTTGAACCGCCTGCTTGAGAAATATAAAGACAACGTCGAAATCAGGCGCGAGCTCGAGGTGGCGATCTATCGCGCGCGCCAACAAATGGCCGAGGACGAAAAGAAGCGGCAGGAGCAGCGCCAGAAGGAAGAGGAAAAGGCAGCCAAAGAGCGCTTCGAAGCGTCCTCTGAGTGGATCGAACAGGAAGAGCGCCGGATGGTTCTCGCAGGCAAGTCCGAGGAAGAAATCGCGCGTATGAAGCTCGACGCCTGGACCCGCGTCCGGAACCGATATGAGAAGGATTCGGAGTTTTACAAGAAGGCCGACACGCAGGTCTACAACCTGCGTGTTTGGCTCATGCGGCAGGAGCAACGCGTCGCCGAGCAAATGGCGAAGGAACGCGAGAAGCAGATCAGAGACGTCACCCGTGCGACTCTGATCGCCATCGAGAAGCAAAAGAAGGCCGAGTTGGACGCCCTTGACGAGCGGCGGAAAGCCATCCAGAAGTTCTACGATGAACAGCTTGAAGAGATCGACGACAGCGAGCGCCTGAGAGAGCGAAATGAGCTCATCGCGGAGATGGAGAAGTACCGGTACGCGACGTCCGAGAGAGGACAGAAGCACTTCCTGGAACTGCAAGAGAGGCTCCGGGAGATGGACGTCGAGGACCAGAAACGTTCCCTCCAAAAGCAGCGTGATCAGGAAATTGAAGCGCTCGATAGACGAAAGGCTGATATCGAATCGTGGTATGACGACCTGCGCGAGGCAACGCAAGAGTTCACGGGCGACTTGACGACGCTCTACAAGCTGGCTGACGACGAGCGGCTCGCG